TCGACGTACATTTCTGGTTTGTCAACTTTCTTCTCTCCGAAATCTATATACTTTCTCACGTTGACCTCATTCTCATCATAAGATCTTATTTTTGGTTTTTCACTTTTCGAACAGATTACGTATCCACCTATATAACAGGTTCCATTAAACTCTGTTTCTCTATATTTCCAGGGTGTATCTCCCTGATTGAGTACGAACACATTGATTGTTCCAAAGACGAACTCAACAAAGGTGCTGTTTATGAGTACATCTTCTAGATCTGGCGTTATTTTCACCTTTTCTATAGTCTGAGTTTCGGGATTTACTAAAAAACAAAACCTCATTTTTCAAGTTCTTGATGACTTGTAATTTCTGTTTAAGGATCTCATTTTTGCGATCCCTAATAAACCCTTGGATAATAAGCGAAACCAGAAAAAATATCCCAAGATCCACCATATCTATATGGAAATCCGTAAATAGAACCATTTGCACGTGGATACCAGTCTCTAACCATTTTTTCTCTATTCAGGTAAATTGGATCTCTGTAACCTTCCCGTTTGGTTTTTGTCATGTATCCAACTATTATTATCAAAACCATAACACAAAGTGTCAGTATCAATGTGGTTGAACAAATCTTCATTTATTATCAAGCATCATCATTAAAGTTTGAAATAATCTTGTTGTGCGACCCTGTGGACACATACCTGTTCGCATATCTTCACATTGGATCATAAATATAAATATAAAATCATCCCTGGATTTGAAGTTCTTGTCCAAGATTTTTTCTGCACACAAATAGAGGAGATCTTCAGCGTGTAGGTTATTCTTGGGGTCATAATTTGGACCAGATCCTCTCCTATCTGATAAAGAATCATTAATAATAGTGTTTAAACAGGCCCTGGCAGTTCTGTAATCTTTCGTTTGTTCATTTTGAGACAGGAACTCCTGCAGATTCCTAAACATTTCCACCTTATTGGGAATTATTGAGGCTCTATCTATCTCAGACAACAGCTTTGCCTTGGATTGTCGATCTCGAATTATATCTTGAGGAGATCCGGAGAATTCGCTCCATAATTTTCCATCGTAGTAGTGGGTATCAATCATCATTTTACAAACCATAATTAAAAAAATAATAATAAAGTAATGAATCAACCTCTCTTAAAGGTATAATCTAAAGATTAACATAATATTGTGTTTTTCTCACCCTTAGGGTGAGAAAAAGAGGTTACTAAATACCTTTCAAACCCATGTTTTTATCTTGACGTAAATAGTTTACCTGTAATACATCCCTTTTAAGAGATGTATTACATTTTTATTCTGAGGTTCTGATCCTGGGTGTAATCATAGAGATTCATAATATTTTCATACTCTGGATTATGACTAAGGATCATCCTTCTACAGCAAACTCTTCTCAATTTGAGCTTGTCAAGAGCCTCATCTTGAGACCCATACCTGTCAAGTAACCTCTGAAATTCTTCATACCTTGGGAGTGGTTTCCCACATGTAAAACATCTCACTGGAAAAAACGACATCAAGATATTCTCAAACGTGTATTTATCTCTCATTTTTTCACACCTTAAAGTTCTTCTAATATGATGTAAAATGGAACTTACTATTCTTCTTGTTCACAAGGGATCATTTTCCACCGAATCTGCATTCAGTTTGTTAGGTTTGTTCCAGCTTTCCAACAAGCTGAAGATAAATATTAAACACATAGATATTTCACACGAGAGACCATCTGTAGATCTTTACCAGTGTTTATCTCTGGAAGCAACAGTATGGTTTTCTAAAGCGTCGAATACAGATCTTTTGTTGATTGCGGATTCCAACGTTTCTTTCAACCAGAAGGATCTTATTGAGATTGTCAATACCAATGCAGATATTGTTTCAGCTGTGATAGATTACGAAGGTGTTGAAAGATCATTTGAAGCTGTTTCTTTGAATAATTTCAAAAATTATAACAACCGGTCTCTCAGATTGTTTAATCTTGATTTCACCCTCTTTAGAAAGTCAGCTTTCCAAAAACTTATTCCCAAGTTTCCAAAAATTGCACTTCCAGAAGGAGATGAAGTTTATCCATTTTTCCAACAAACAGAGGTAAATGGCATCTGGTTATCAGGTTTGAAATCATTTTGTAGATCAGCCTTTGTATCAAATGTTGTTATTCAGGGGTATGTTTCACAAACCGAGACGATGAGAAAAACTTTCCTGGAATCCAGGCTCACTGGTAATTTATTAGAAAAACCCATTGTATGGAATGACAAAACTGTGGTGTATTACTGCCCTCAAGATTTGGTATATTGGAGTCCTAGAATTTTTAGAAAAAGTGGGTTAGGTGGATCTGAAACAGCTGTCGTTAAACTTGCAGAATACTGGCAATTGTGCGGATACAAGGTTTATGTTTATGGAAATGTTGAGGAGGGAGAATTTGACGGGGTTCAGTATCTGTCCACGAATAAATTCTCGATAAGAGATATCTACAACGTTCTCGTTCTTTGGAGAGGTGGGATAACTGTTCTTAATTCTGTCAACGCTGGAAAGATTTTTGTGGATCTCCACGATAATCCTAATGAAGCTGTTAATCAGCTTCTAAAAAGAGACTTGAACAAAGTGGACAAAATTGTGGTGAGAAGTCGTACTCATCAAGACCTTTTGGATTCAGAACTTTACGGGAAAGTAGTTTGTATTCAAAACGGGGTGGACAAGGAGATGCTCCACAAAAGTAGGTTGGCTGAAGAAGAAAGGAATCATTATAGAATGATCTATGCTTCCAGCTATGATAGAGGCTTATTTCAAATGTTACAACATGGATATCCCCTAATTAAACGGGCAATTCCAGAGGTAGAATTACACGTTTACTATGGAATGGAACTGTTACCAAAATATCAACACCAAATTATCAAGACACTTCTAGATCAACCTGGAATTACAGATCATGGTAAGGTAGATCAGGCTCATCTGGCAGAGGAAAGATGGAGATCAAGTATCCATTATTATGTGGGTGGATTTGAGGAAACAGATTGTATAACCGTGAAGGAATCAGTTTGTTGCGGGTGTATCCCAATTCTTGGAAGTGGAAAAGTTTTCAAAGAGAGAGAATATCTCTCAGATTTTATTGTTGCTGAGGAAGATGGATATTCAGAAGAATCTCAAATAAAGGCTGCAGAGAAAATTATTGAATTGTACCAGAATACAGACCTGTTCGATTCTTTGAAATCAAAGATTTGGGAAACATCTCAAACTGACCTCATACCATCATGGGAAGATATTGGAAATGTTTGGATAAAGATGTTTTCGTAAACCCAAAAAATCTATATCTGATTTTGATATAGATTTAAACCTTCATATAAAAGAAGAGTTCTGGCCTGCTAGCAGACGAAGATTTCCACACAGATTCTGGTAATTCTTTTAGTTTCTTCCAAGATGGAGCCATATCGTTGTAAAAATACCACGAAGGCACATCATTAAAACTACTTTTTATGCAAGCCGTGTAATGGCCTGAAAGTTTGCTTCCCTTGTGAATAATAACACCAAATAATTCGTATTTTCCATTTAGAATAAGCTCATCAAACACCCTGTATTTTTCAAACTTGAATCCCCCCTCTAATTCTTGAGGAATTGGGCTATTAAAATTGTCTATGTTTAGAGCAAGTGTGTTCCTAAATACTATTACAGGTTGGTTCAACCTATCCCAATCTATAAATGGTGGATTTCCGTCTCTTTCCATAAAATCTGTTGCTACAAAGCTAGATACAGGTTCAGGAGATCTGTTAATCCTCTTTACATTTCTGATGATCAAATTGGGAAACAACTCTGTGAAAAGTTGGTAAATATCTGAGGCGCTTGTCATGGTATAAATGTTTCTTGTTTCACTGAACAAACTTGGTTCACATGATCTTAAGATTCTTCTTATATCTGTACATTTCATACTTTTTCTTTGAGGCTTAATCAAGGCTTTGTAATCAGATAAAAGTTGTTCTTGCAACTTCTTGGCTATATCTTTTGTTTCGTCTGGATATATTCCAGCTCCATCACAGGCTAACGTTGTTCCATTGGATTTCAACGTGTATTTTATTCTATCCACATCTGTATTGAAGATAACATCTCGGTAATAAGAAGGGGTGGTTGTTAGAAACAACATCAGGAGGGAGTCCAGGTAACAGGAGTTTTCCCAATTTTTGAACAACCCAGGTTTAAGATAGGACTCCTTGATGAAGAAAAAATGCAGCATAATATTATGTGATATTTTGTTCAATTTTTCATCAGATATATTCTTTCCAGCTGCCAACAAAGCTGCATACCTGGAAAATATGATTAAATCCGTCTTGGTGATGGGCTCATCACTTTTCTTATCTGTATATCCATTTTTTGCCCGTCTCCAGGCCTGTTTTTTAAATTCCATGGAGGAGTTCATTTCCAAATCTCTCAATTCCCCTCCAAAATAATGAATATCTATAACAAGAATTCTTAATCTCAGATTGAGGGGATGTTTACTAATAGTTTCTGATATCTTCCTATTTGTCACCTTCCACAGATCTTTTGTTCTCTCATGCCCTTCTACCTTAGAATCGAAAAATGACATTTACTTATTACACTAGTTAAACTTAAATTCACGTTTACTATTACTTTTCTAATAGTAAATCAAATCTTATGTCTAGCAAGATTCAGGTTGATGATTATAATCCAACCTATCCAGAGGAACCGACGTACAAGCAATATTGTGGTGTAAATTCAAGGTATAAAACAATTCTTCCAGGAACAACATGGGAGAATGTTGCAGCCGGTCCAGCTAGTATCAAACACCTGTATACAGGTGTTCCTAATTACTACCCTATCAGAACCATGACAAAACCTGTGGGTACCATGTATCAGATAGATAATTCTCAATATGGAATCATGGGTTCTGGTCAGAGTAGAAGATTGTCTTATCAATACAAGCTGTACCCCCTTACCCACAGGTATGTAAGAGAAATATCTCATTATGCTAGCGACGATGAAATACTACCATACATGAACATGGCCGATTGGACCAAATATCCGATCATAAGAGATGCAAGTCTTAATTCTCCCCTTCAAATTCACCCCAAAGCGTATTATCCTGGTAAAGAAAGAATAATTAAAAATCTCGGTTAACGATACCCAAAAAGGTCAAAAATTTTGAAAAAAATTACCCCTTTTTTAAAAACTGGGGAAGATCTAAATGATTTCTCTACCCAGAGAAATAATAAACGAAATTTTTTTACAAATTTCGGATATTCGTGACCAATCGGCGTTCACCAAAACTTGTAAAGATCACCAAAAAATGTTTCAATCTAAACTTGACCCAACATCCAACAAATCCATGGGGCTCAGATGGGCTGTAAAAAATGGAAATGTTTCTGATGTACAATCAATGATGAATATACCTGGAATGGATCCATCTGATAATGAGAATGAGGCTATATGTACAAGTGTAGAACGAGGTAATATGGAGATAATAAAACTTCTTGTTAATAGTGGGAAATGTGATTTATCTACAAACTATAATCAACCTCTAAGAATAGCACAATCAAAAGGTTTTCTAGACATTGAAGATTTGTTGAAATATAACGGTGTGTCTGAAAAGGGAAAAAGAAGTAGTTATTGCCTAAAGGCCGAACTTCTTTGGTAAGTATCAAAGAAGTTGAAAAAGATTTAATTGAACCTCTTTTCAGACATTCTGGAAATAATAATTCTTCACAGGTTTAAAGACAACCTGGAAATGATTATTAAAATAAATGGTCATTCTAGAATTTCAATATGGATAGTATTCTATGTATGCTACAGGTTTTCCGTAACCATAATTCCAGGAATGAAGAGATGTTCGAACATCTCTCAAATCTGTATTGTATCCCCAACCTTGTGGTGCATTACCATGAAGTGTGGGTAGCCAATCATTTCCCCTGTAAGGGGAAAGTACAACCCGTGTTCCAAAAATATCTGTTACGCCAAATTTTTGATTTTGAAGAGACTTACGAACCTGTGAATTTGGGGAGACTATCTTCAAAAGTACAGTACTTCCAACTCTCAGGTCGTTTGGAGTTGGAAATCTTAATTGCATCCAAAAAACTTTGGGGCTATCTAAACTGGTTGGGAGATAGTCAAAATTGATGGAGTCTATGGGTATTAATTTGGAATTTCTAGGAGTTGGGAGGTGGTTGTCAGGTCCAATGTACATTGGACGTGACCAGAACGGAACTCTCTTGGGTGGAATCCCTGGCAGTCCTGGTGATCTTAAACTTTTGTTCACAGTCAATCGAGACATTTAATTACAACACGAGGTATTTTTTACTTGAGATAATCTAACAGGTTCTGTATTGTGAAAAAATTGAGGTATCTGAGTGGGACACGATTCTGCTACAAACTGAAAAAGTTCTCCCACATTTTCACCTGTTTTTGCTGACGTGTAGAAGAAATCCAAATTGTTCTCTTTGGCGTATGTCTCCATGTTTTCATCTTTTTCTGGGGATATATCCACCTTGGTTTTAACAAGAATTACTTTTGGAATTTCAAGTATAAATCCAGAATGGGTGTACACGGAGTCTATATAACATTCACACAGCTTTGAATTGAATTCCGTGAAACAAATCAACGCACATCGTGCTCCCCTCATATACATTGGAATAATAGACCTATATCTTTCCTGTCCAGCTGTATCCCAGATAGCTATGGTTACATTATTCCCATCAGACAATCTCATACTATGAGTTGTAAAAGCAGCTCCAATTGTGGATGGCATATCCAAATCAAATTCTTTGGTTTGTAATCTTGCAACCAGGGATGATTTACCTACATGAGATTCCCCTAGTAGAACAACTTTATTGGTTATCATTACAATCGCAAAAGTGATTGTAAAATAGTTTTTTCTAGTTGATATGTTATTTATTACAGCCTCGGCAATTTCTTATTATGACCATTTTGATCAAATAAGAAATCACTCAAGTCCCTCTTTCCAAAGTAGTACACAAGTGTACCGTTAACCTTTGGTAGGTGACTTACTCCGGAGGCTCGGAGTTA